TAAATCCTGTTCGCCAAGCATAACTTTCAAATAAAGGATCTTTCATAAACTCTTCTGGAGTAATGGTTCTTTCATAATCTTTCAACTCTATACCCTTTTCTTGTTTGTAATAGTCTCTTACCAAACTCCAACAATCTGTAATACCCCATACCCATTGCCTACCAAGCAAAGGTGCTTCATATCCCTGCGGTTCATAATATCCCCATTGTTTTGTTTTTGGATTAACAATATGCCACGGAAGTCCACTTTGTTCACACGCAACTTTATCTGCCTGACTAGCTTCTGGAGGTGTTGTCGGATGACTATGAACAACAGCAGTTACTTCTCCTACATTTGTAGCCTTTACATAATCTTCTGGATCAAGAATAAAACATTGATGTGCTGTCATCGAAAGATTACGACAAGGATAATATCTTTCTTTACCTCGAATATTTAACAAAAGGCCAACAGATTCTTTTGGATCTTCTGTTTCAGCATGATTAAGTGCAGCGTCTTTCCAATTCATGTTGCAATCGTACCAATAGAAGGAAACTCGGCTCTAGTACATTGTCTATTAGGAGCACGAATACCAGCAAGATCAAATACAGAAGCTAATTCAAATTGAACCACCTCTCTATTTTCTGCTGATTTTCTATCTATTTTATATATTTCCTGCGGAAACTCTGCTGTAGAATCTGGTGTTCCATAAGGATTGATGTCTCCAGGAAAATTAACAGCATCTAAAAATCTTGCAAGAGTTCTGATACGAGTAATAGTTGCACCAGTAAGATCATTACCAGCAGTTGTTGTATTCACACTAAGCAAAATAGCTGTGATAGTGCCTAGTGCATTGCTAACAGTTAATGTAGGTCTAGGTAGCTGTCCTTGCCTAAAAGCAAAACCTTCAGCTTTTATTGGAAATCTCTGATAAGTATTACCAGCCCAAACTATCTCTCCATTATCTTTTAAAGATGAGCCATTATGAAACCTGTAAATAGTAGTAGCACCATGCAAACTATTATCAAGTTGCAAGGTAAAAAGCTCAATTATTGCTGATGGATTTATACTCTGAAGATTGCTAACAATAGCAGAACTGCTCATGGTTCAAACACCTCTCTAAATGTTGCTTGGATCGTAGCTCTATTGTTATATGGTATAGATTTATTCCAGTTCTCGCAAACATATTGACCAGCACCAGATAAAGTAATCGAAACATTACCACTATTGGTAGCACTAGCAGCAGCAGTGACAGTAAAGACATTTGAATCAGTAACCGAAGCGACAAGAAAAGTACCATCGGTTGCAGATCCAGAGGTGTAATCAATAGTAAGTTCATCTCCTACAGCTACACCATGACTTGTAATCGTAATTGTTACAGTAGTACCTGATTGAGAGTAAGTTCCTGTTTTTGTAAAACCTTCTCCTGGTGGAGTAAAAGTAAAGCTGGCACTATCATTGGCACGACTATCAAGGAAGCCTTCTATGGTGTCCGCATCCGTTTCTGAAACATTGAAAGTAAGATTGAATATCTTAGGATTTTGATGAGCAGCAAGTCCAAATAATATTCTATGTTCATACCCATCAGCAAAACGAACTGTTCTAGTATTTGGTGCAGATCTTTTCTGTTGTCCGTATGTTGGTGTGATTGATGGAAAAGTAGCCATTATGCAAGTAAACCTCCAGGTCTTTTCTGTTTAATTAATTCTGTCTCTATAGCTGCTGATAATGCAATACCTAATGCTCTACCTTCATCTTCATCTCCTTCTACATTAGAACCAGAAGCATCTACATTTACAACTATATTTGTACCACCCATAGCATGATTAGGAGTTATTGTGCCAGTAGCACCTGGAGTAAATATTTCAGCACCTCTTTCTCCAACAAGATAACTTTTTCCACGCATTACATTTCCACCCATTGCTCTAGCTCCAGCAGTAGAGGGATATAAACTTACAAAATTATCTGTTGCTTTTCCTAAACCACTAACACCTCCTTGAAAATTACTTTGCATACCTGTTCCAAATGTCGGGTCTGGAGTAGCAAAACTAAACAAATTACTAAATAAACTTAAAAATCCTCTTTGTAACTGTGCAGCAGCTAATCTTGCAGCAGTATCTAAGAAGTGATCTGCTATTCGACCTAACATATTTCTAAACGCATCTTGAACACTCATAGTTCCTTTAATAATTCCTTTAAACGACTCTTCAAAACCAGTTCTTATTGATGTGCTTAAATCTAAGACTTGTCTCATTGGATTCAACAATTCTCTAATTTCTTCAGCAGGTGCATTAAATTCAGATAAAAACTGCATCTGCTCATTTATTTTAATTTGAGTTTCTAATACTTTTAACGCTGCACCATTTGTCCTTTCAAATTCTGCTCCAAGTTCTAATCTTCTAATATTTGCAAATTCTTTTTGAAGAGCCTCTGTACCTCTAAATTCTTTTGGTATATCTAAAATTTTAATTTTATCTATTTCTCCTTCAACAAATGCTTTCTTTCTTTGTTCAAATATTATTCTCTCTAATTTTGCTTGTGTTTCTAGTGATCCTTTTGTAGCTAATGTCTGTAATAAATCTTGTCTTTGAGTCTCACTAATTTGCTCTCTAATACCTTCTATTTTACCTAATACTGCTTCAGTAGTCCTAAGACCAGATAACGTATCAAAAACTTCTCTTGAACCAAAGGCACTTAATAACATATCAGCTTGTCCAGCACCAAAAGTTTTAAATGTAGTTGCTAATTTTATTGCTTCCTCATTAGTAATTTTAAATTCTTTTGCTAATTCTTTTATTTGTTTTCTTGAGAATGTTGAAGCAATACCCATGCTCTCTAACTCTAAATTTACTTTATTTAGCTCTTTTCTAAAAGCCATAGTTTTTTCAATCTGAGCAGCAGCAGCAGTAGCAAGAATAGAAGCTGCAAAACCACCTCCAGGTGCTAATGCTCCACCAATACCACCAGCGATACCACCCATAGCAGCACTAAGACCACCTGCTCCAAATAAGAACGGGAAG